CGCCGTATTCGCTCCACTGCTTTGTGCTTGCGCCACTATAATATGCCTTTAACCCAGCTTCTAAACTCTCGCTTGTTCCTTCAAAAAAGTATGTTTTTAGCGGTGCTTTTAGTAGCTCTTTTGTCTCCTCTATGCTTAGACTTTTTGGCTCGGTATCAAACTGATGAGCTAGATAAGCCCTATTTAGCTCGGTTTGGTTATAAAAAAAACGTTCATCAAAGGCTAAATACTCATCCATTTTTGGCGCGAAGACTTCATCAACCCTAAAAAGCACATCGTTATAAGCTCGTAAATCAAGCATGATTAGCCTTGTTTATTTGAAGTGAGTTTAAAATAATGATGCTATCTCGGTCGGCTATTGGTATCGGTGTTTTTACCTCAACGGATGCAGTATTTTCATCAAAAGCTACTTCAATGAGCTGTGAGATGTGTGGTGTTTCATTAATCTTTAGTGTGTTAAAAAACTCTTTTAGCCTAAAATCTGCATTCGCTAAAATTTCATTAAACATAAAATTCTGCTTTGGCGAGATCTCGATAACTAGATCAAGACTAACTTTATTTGCCTCTTTTATGCGTACATCATCGGTTAGTGGGATTTTGTCTTTTAGCGCCTCTTTGATCTTTTCTTTAGCGATTTGCTCGCTAAATTTGGATAAATAGACTACTTGCACGACGCCAGCACTTAGCTGATATACATTTGCTTTGCTTATGCCCTCGACGCTTAATACGTGAAAAAGATAAGCTTTTTCACTGCCAGCCGTGCTAAAGCGATGAAGCGCTAACAAAAACCTATCCCTCAACTCATCATCGCTCTCACGTGCCTTAAAGCCACTAAAAGGCTCTTTTATGTTTATTTCGGTTATGTAGATGTTTGGTATTTCAAGCGTTGTGGTTTCGTAAGGCTCTTTAAAATAGTCTGCCGCTTCGATCTCAACTATCGCCGTGTCACTTACGTATATATCTTTTATCAAATAGGCAAAATGTCCTTTGGTGTCTGTAAATTTAGTGCCTTTGCTTAGAAATGTTGAGCTATTTACTTTTATCTCAACCTTTGCGATTGGCTTTATCTCTTCATTTCGTTTTATGCCGATTAGTTTTACAAGCTCATCGAGATATTCGCCTTTACTAAAAAGTAGGTAATTTTGAGAAATTTTAACGTTTGTAAGCTCGATAAAGTTGTTAAGCTTAAACAAAAATATATCAATAAGCGTCATATAATCATCCCCTATTAGTGGGGTATAGTCTAGCTTTCCGCTCTTTGTTTTAAACTCGCTTATGATAGTTTCTCGCTCTTTGTCAATATCTAGTGGCTTTATAAAATTTGGCACTTTCATATATTTAGCCTTAAAAATTTAGCTTCTTTATCTTGTGTGTATGATATTTCGCAGATGATCGAGCCGTTATCATCCTCAAAGCTTATGCTGTCAGTTTGAATGCGTGGCTCGTGTTTTTTGATCTGCTCGGTTATATCCTCTTTTAGCGCCAGCAAATTATAAAGATCGGCGCTTTTGTCTATATGCCTATCAAGTCCAAAAAGAGGGCGTAAGGTCTTTGTGTATTTGTTTGTGATAAAAATACGCCTTAAATTTTCCTCTACTTCGATTTGGTGCATTTTTTGCCCTTTTTTTGCTTTGATTGTATAAAATTGCATAGATAAAAATTTACAAGGGGATTAAATGAAATTTGTTTATATGTTTTTGCTTTTTATATCTATTTTATTCGCCGAGCCAATTAAAATTATTAAAATTTATGATGGCGATACTATCACCGCATTAACGAGCCAAAAAGAAAAGATTAAAATTCGTCTTTATGGCATTGATGCACCAGAGCTAAAGCAGTCATTTGGCAAAGCATCTAAACGCCACTTAACCGAGCTAATTTCAAATAAATCATTGAATATCAACGAAAAAGGTAAAGACAAATATGGGCGCACTTTGGCTGTTTTGTATAATGGCGATCAAGACATAAACGCTCAAATGGTTATCGATGGCTATGCATGGGCGTATGATAAATTTTCAAAAGATTATGTTGCCTTTCAGCAAAACGCGCAGGCGCTTAAAAAAGGGCTTTGGATCGATAAAGATGTAGTTCGCCCCTCTGATTTTAGAAAGCTCAAAAAATTATCTAGGTAGTGATGTGCCGCCGTCGGTGTCGTTGTGGCTGTGACCAGTTAGATCGCCCCTTGCGTCGGTTATGTTGCCAGTTGTGGTCAGATTGCCTTTTATCCTTAAATTTCCATTGATACTAAACTCGCCACTTCCGCCGCTGTCTCCTGATGTGGTGATCGCGCCTTGTATGTTTGTGTCGCCTAAAATTTGCACACTAGGACTTTTTATAGTGGTTTTTTGCGCGGTTAAATTTGCGTTTTTGCAAGTTACGTTTATATCATTTTGCACCACTATATTTATCACTTTTGGATTTGTGATTTCAAGCGTTGAGCTTGATGTGTCGTAGCTTATTATCGTGCCATCCTCGTATTGGCTCACTTCTTTTGTCGTGCTTGCGCCGTTTGGCGTGCTAAAGCTCGCATTTAAAAAGCTACCTATAGCGATCTTTGCTCCACCAAAATCGACTAGCATCACTTGCTCCTCAACTCGTGGCGGCGTAAAGCTTCTTTTGTATGAATTTGCAAACTGTAAGTAAGGTATAAAAGGTGTTATAGTGCCTAAATAATCAACCCTTACAAGCTCGTTTTTAACCTCGCAGATTTTGCCTAAAAATAGCTCTCTCATGCTTCCCAAAGCTCACTTTTATAATAAATTTTTAGCGTGATCGTGCTTAGGATATACTCATCATCGTATAGCTCAAAGCTCTCACGATTTAGGCTTGTTTGCTCTATCTTTAGAAATTTGCTTTTATACCCTTTTAGGGCATTCAAAACGGCTTTTATTATCTCGTTTGATGCGTTATACTTTGCAGTTATCATTCGCACCTCAACGTTTAGAGCGTGCGAGATGCTAACAAATGCATCGTTTTCGATAGTGTCGTCGGTGTCTTTTATGATGATTATGGGTAGGTCTTTACGTTCAAATGCTGGAGTTAAAAAAAGCTCCACATTCTCGCAAAGTGGCTTAAGCAGGGTAAAAAGATCGTTAATTATTGTTTCTCTTTGCATTTTATGCCTCTTTTAGATATAGCCGTTTTGTCACTTGGTTTTCAAGCTCGATTTTGATAATGATATATCCTTTTTCGTTTATCATTACCTCATCTTTTACTCTTAGCTTTATGCCGTCGTCATCATTAATTAGCGCCGTTGTTTGCGTTGCAACTGCACCATCATCAAAGATCACTTTTGTGTATTTGTTAAAGTGGCATTTTAGCGCTATATCATCTTTTGTTAAAGTGGCGTTTGTCTTTGCAAAAAGGCTCTTTACGTCTCTTTTTACCATCTGCATATTAAGCATTTTAACCCTCGATGCCGTCTAAATCAACGCCTAAGTCATCATCGCCTTTATCTGCTTGTTTTTTGCCTTGTTCTTCCTGCTCTTTAGCTTGTTGTTTTGCTGCCTTTTCCTGCTCTTTTACGTTTGTGCCTCTTTGATTTTTAGTCTCTTTTGGCTTTTCGCTGCCCGCTACTGGCTCAATGCACTTAATATCAATGAGCCTTTTTATAAAAAGCTCATCCGTGCCATCTTTAAATTCAATCTCATCGCCCTCTTTATAGTTTTTTGTTGATATTCTCGTATTGTAAAGAATTTTATACTTCATTTTTTATCCTTCCTAAATTGCCAACGCTCTATTTTTCCAGCCGTTGGCGTAAATTTTGAGTTTTGGATTTTTGCTAACTAGACTTGCATAATATGCGATCTCATAGCTGTCAAATTCAACGTTAAATTTGTCCTCATCGTATGCATTTAGTGCTTTTAATGTTTGCGCGCCCATAATTCCATCAACTGCTACATTTAAGAGCGTTTGAGTGAGCTTTATGGCTACTTTTGTGCCTACATTTACGCCAAAAACAAATATCTCGCTGGCTTTTAAGTCGCTTTCTACCTCATCAAGCCGCATCTTATCCCAAAACTCCCGTTTATAAAACTCATAGACTAAAGCCACAAGATCGCTGTTGTTATAAAGTATAACGCTAGCTTCTTTTAAGCTTTTGCCCTTTAGCACTTGTTTTACAAGCTCCCACCCCTTAAAATCAGGATGGGCACACTCATAAATCCCGAAAAATGTTAAGCCGTTTTCGGTTTCGTTCTTATGCAGTGCAAGGCTTGGGCTACTAAATTCAAGCCTCATTAAAAATTGCATAGACTTAGTGAAATTTGACATTTTTATGCACTTGTTTTTGAAATTACAAATGATTTTTCACGTGCAAGTTTGGCATCTACATCAAGATATAGCTCAAGTATTACATCTCCACCACGCTCATTATGAGTTAGTAGCTCAATACCCTTAAATGAGCCGATAAAGATGTCTTGAAAGTCGCCAAATACTACATCACCGCTCTTGAGAAGTTGCGTTGTAAAGTATGGATAGCCTTGTAGATTTCCTGATTCTTCAATTAGCATTTTTTCATTTGATACGCCTCTTGCTGTTGCCTTTAGTTTGCTCACATCCCTATTTTTTAGAATAAATTTTGCATTTTCGATATTACCATTATTATCTTCGAGTGTGTCACCAAAACTTAAGGTTTTTTCTAAATTTGGAGCTGTCAAGTAGCCAGCAATACTTGGTACTCCACTTGTTTCAAATATACCTTTTACAACCCCTTTGCCATAAAGTATCACTTCCTCCAGCTTTCTACGGATCGCAAATTTCATTGCTTTATATGCAAAGCTCTCTAATCCAAAAGCTGACATATTCATCATCGTTCTTGTAATCCTAACAGGAGCAAGCAATGTATGAGGATCAAGGATAATCTTATCAAATGCTAAATTTTGGCTATCTCTACTTTGCCCCTCCTCTACAAAATCAGCAGTAATGTTTGAGTTATTACGCGGTATCTCTGTTCTTTGTGTTAAGCCCTCAAGCCAACTACACTCGCTTAAAAATGGGCTTTCTTTTTTTACTTCCTCGATAAGCAAGTCATCTCTAAAATCAGTTGAGATCGCGCCTGCTGCTTTTGCTGTCGTTGTTATAGCATCGCTAAATCTAACTCCAAAATCAGATGGCAATACAAATCTACCGCTTTTTTTATTAAAGTAGTTTTCTACTTCAAAATCTAAATCAGCATTAATGTTGCCTGCGCTTTTGATTATGTTTGCAAGGCTAAATTCTTGTGTGTTATCTCTTTTCATAATGTTAAACTCCTTTATGTCGTTGGTTTTTTGTTGTTGTTCTTTTATCTTGCTGCTAAACTCGCTAAAGCTCATCTTGTTTTTTATCGCTTCGAGTGCTTCATTTTGTTTGCCTAAAATTTCGGCTAGCTCGATGATCTCTCTTGTTTCGTCCTTTTTCTCAACTTTAAGCTCTATTTTTTCATCTGCTTTTTGTATTTCTTGCTCTTGTGCTTTTGGTTTTTCTTGCTCTTTTGCAAAATTTGCTACTTTCGCATTTGGATCAGCTCCTTGCCATACTGCGCTAAGCTCATTTATTACGCCGTTTATTATTTCAAAATGCTCGATACCACCTATCTGATCGCACTCTTTTAGCTCATAACTCTTAAATCCTACGCTCACGCTATCGCTAAAGCCTGCTTTAAATTTGGCGTATGCTTCACGGCTTTGGCTTACCTCGTCATTAAACTGCACAATCACTTTAAAGCCCTTATCATCTAGCTTTGTATCTATGATCTTACCGATAGCATTTTCAAAACTTACATCATGGTCTAGATATAGCGTAGTAGCTTCAAATTTCACGCCACTTAAATCCACGCTTAGATAATACTCATCGCCAAAAAATGAGTAGCGTTTATGTAAATTATTATGACTTAGCGCCAAAAAGCTTATTGTTTTGGCTTCGTCGTTTATCGCGTTATCTGCCAAAACGGCTTTAAATTTAGATATATCCTCATTTTGCAGATTGATCTTGTTCATCAATTTCTCCTTTTAAAATTTTAATTTCCCTTAACTTTTTTACTAATTCTTTCTCTTTTTCTAACTCATCCATAAAATCATCAAGCTCGACGCCTTTCTCTCGTAAGACCTCGGTTATCGTCTTAAATCCTGCGCTAATGGCGATCTTGTTCGCATTTACCTCTTTTACTGGGTCGATATACTCCCAACCTTGTGATTTAAACGTGAAGTGTCCTATTAGCTGCTTATAGTCGCTTGGCTTGATACGTCCTGCGATTAGTTCGCATTCCATCCACCTTTTAAAAACTTCATCGTGAAATTTACGCTTTATAAAATTTTGTATCCTCCTAAAATTTCGGCGCTCTGCGATCGTGCCTTGACGAATGGAGCTGTAATTTACTTCTCTCAAATCGCCAGTATAAGTGGAGTAGCTAAGCCCTAGCGAGCGAGCGACATCCCTATCGGTGCTTTTTAGAAAATACTCCATGTTGATCGGATTGTGCGGCTCTACAAATTGTGGAGTGATGCCGTCATCTAAAAACGTAAATGTGCCAGTCTGCACGCTTTCAGGCAAATTTATCTCTTTTTGTCTTACCTCGCCATCATCGTCGTACTCGATATTGCCAAGTATCGATCCCTCGTCTTTGTGAGTAAAAAATCCAGTTAGCTCGCTCGCAAGCCTTGCGCGGTCAAGCTCTGCTTTTTTTAGCTTGTCTTTGCTGTGAGTGTCAAAGATCGCACTTGCTAGCTTGCTTACGCCTCTTTTTTGCTTTGAAAGTGATGATTTTTTAATATGTATAATCTCAGATGCTGGGATCACTTCATATTTACCATTTTTAAGCAGGCGATAGTATGCTTTTGGCGTCATATCTCGCTCGGCATCGTACTCGATGCCGTAATATATATGTTTGCTCTCGTCGGTTAGGTCGTTGTCTATGTCTTCAGCGTCAATTAGCTCGATTTGTAGCATATCGCCTTTGTGTAGCTTGATAAATGCCTCGCCGTCGCGATAAAGCGCAGTTAAGATCATCTCCTCATAATCGCCAAAATCATAAACGCCATATTTGCAGCATATATGTTCCCACTCAAAAAATGATTTTTGCACGGCTTGATTTAGATTTTTCTTTGGTGTGGTTATATCAAGGATAAAGCCTTGCTCGCCGTAAATTTCACTGCATAGCGTCTCAAAAAAGCCACTTGTTAGAGATACTGACGTGCTTATACTGCGTGCTTGTTTTCTTAGCTTTGCACTTACTTTGTCGATGTCTTGATTTCTTAGTAGCTGGCCTATCTCGTATGAGTTTATTCGGTTAGGCTCTAAGCTTGGGTATTTGAAAAAATTTATCTTTGGCTTTACGCTTATGTTTTTAGATAAATTTTGCTTTGTTTTTCGCTTCATCAATACCTATCCCCAAAAATATATGTTTTGCTAGTCGCTTTTGCCTTTTGTGCGTCTTTTATGATGCTTGCTCTTATTCTTCTTAGCTCGCTTATTAGCTCTAGTGGGCTACGCTTTACGACTTTTAGGTTATCGATCCAGTATTCTTTTATCTCGATGCCGTCTTTGAGGTTATCCAAAACATCATCAATCGCGCTGTCGATTAATAAAATTCTCTCTTGTGTAGTCATAAGCCTTTAGCCTTTTTTGCTTTTTTTGGCTCATTTTAGAGAAATTTATAAATATTTTTTACAAGTGAGAAAGAGGGGATAGCTTTTTGAATGTTAAAGGCTTTAAAATTTATTTATGCAAAATCTTTATAAATTTTGGCATCTTTTAGCTCGTTTAATATGCTTTCAACTTCATTATTGATCGCATTTTCTACCTCATCGTTTAAATTTATGCTGCGTTTTAGCTTATTTGGTAGCGAATAAAGCTTATTTGATACGGCGGCGGCGATGTCGCTTAAGTCTTTTTCTAGTCTATCAATGGCTATTACTTCGCCTTTTTCTTTAGCTAGTCTTAGCTCCTTTAGCTCTGCATCCGCTAGCTCTTTTTTAGCTCTTGCTTCGCTTAACTCAAAGCTCTGGGTGGCAAGTTTGATTTTGTAGTCGAGATAAGCGTCAATGCAGGCGGTCAAATCCCACTTATTACGCTCTAACTTTTTAATAATGCCCTCGCTCTCTAATTCTTGCACTCTCCTATCGGTTAGCCCTAAAGCGTTGCTTAGCTCTTTTGTGCTTACTTGCATTTTAAATTCCTTTTTTAGTTTGTGCCAAATAAGCTCATATCGTTTTCAACCTTTTTTCTAAACTCTTCTTTTTTGACGTTTAAATTTATTAGATATTGCTTATATCTTGGATTGCCTTTGCAAAAATTTTCAATGATAAAATCCGCCATGTCTGACTTTTTCATCTCGTAAGCTTCACAAAGCTGCTCAAAGCGTGATGCGTTTTCTACGCTCATATTTAGATCGTATCTTGTCTTTTTTACCAGCACCTTTTTATGAATTTGCATTTTTAATCCTTTTTCGCCTTAGCTCGTTTTTGATAAGTTTTGCCGCTGCGTATGCTAGCACTGTTATGTCCAGAGCTTCGTTTCTCTCCCTAGTCTTGACATATTGCAATTTTGTATATCCTCTTTTATTTTTGACCTCTTGCAACTTCTCGGCGGTTAGCTGCAAAAAGAATTCATTTGTGAAATTTTTGTTATAGTGAAAATATCCCTCGCCAGCTTCTTTTATGCTTAGCAACCTAAAAAACTCGCTTTTGCCTTTAAATGTGCCTATGTTTATCAGCCTAACGCCTTTTTTTAGCACTCTTACTTTATTTAAAAATTCTACTTTTTGGCTCGCTTCGCTTGCGCCTTTTGATGCTATGAAATTTGGCGCTAAGCTCACAAAATCATAAACTCGGCTGGAGTTAAAGCCACTATCAATTAGTGCTAGCGTAGTGCTTAGGATTTTGCCGTCCTCTCTTTTAAATTTACGCTTTAGCTCCCTAAAAAGCTTTTGCCAAACTTCATCTTGGTCAGTATTTCCATAAATTTGCTTATAATCGATGTTATAAGCTTCATATCCTTTACACCATCCGATAAAGATAACCTCAACGCGGTTTCCTTGTATATCCACACCAGCAGTTACAAAGCTTATATTTTGTGATAAATTTTGATCGTCATACTCTTCGATCCTATCCAAAAGCTCGTTTTCGTTGAAACTTGTATTTGGTGGCTCATAGGCTAGAGCCTCGATCGTATTTTTAAATGTTTGAATTTTTAGCTCGTCGCCCTTTGCGTCAAGATAGGTTTTGACTATCTCGCTCATTTTGTAAAAAGGGCTGTATATGGCGTTTAAGAAAAAGCCTGCTATTTTTGATTTTGGATTTTGTGCGACCCAACGCCCATTTTTTACGGCTTCGTTCTTGTCTTGCTCGCTTAGCAGGCTACCGCACTCGCTACATTGATATTTTACGCTTTCATTTATTAGTTCTTTGTGTTCGTCTATCTCATATATGATGCGCTCAAATATTAGCTTTTGTTCGTGCTGACAAAAAGGGCACTTTACAAAAAATAGCCTTTGATCGGAGTTTATAAATTCTTTCTCGATCGTGCTAGCGCCTGAAATGGTAGGCGTTGAGCTTATGACTATTTTGCGGTCGTAAAATGTAGCTGTCCGCCTTTGTGCTAGCTCTATACTGTCGCCCTCTTTAGTAGCCTCGCATCGATCTGCCTCATCAACTAGCAAAACTTTTATAGGCTTACTTGCTAGCTTTGATGGAGAATTTGACCCAACTAAAGCTAAATTTCCGCCCCTAAAGTTTTTAATGAGTATTGTATTGTTTGCGTCGTTTGCGTTGATTAGCTCGCTTAGCTCGTGCGTATCTCGAAACATCGGAGCTAAACGCCTTTTTGAGTAGTCTTCTGCGTCGTCTTTGTTAGGTAGCATAAACAAAATAGTGCTTGGCTCTTGGTGGATGTAATAACCCAAAACATTATTTATTAGCTCACTCTTGCCTAGCTGTGACGCCCATAGCAAAATGACCTTTTCACGTTTTGGATTTGAGATTTCGATCATAGGCTCACACTGGTAAGAAAAAGCCTTAAATTTTCCAAAGCTTGATGAGCTTTCTTTACTCAAAAATCTATATCGCTCCGCCCACTCTAGCAAATTTAAGCGAGGCTTTATAAAAATGGATTTTGCAAAGATTTCTATAATTTTACTCATTGATTTATCTATAAATTTAAAAAAGGGGCTTTTGAAGTGATAACCGATAACAAGCGTATTATACCCTTTATTAGGTTATTTTGCAAATAAAACGAGTAATTTTTAAGCTATCTTTTAGCTTTTTATCTTTTGATTTTTTTCTTTTTAAGCCTTTTTTCAAAAAAAACAAATTTTAAATATCCAAAAGCCAACTTTCTATAACTAAAAACGATAACGAAGTGCCTAAAAAACGATTATAACCCCATTTTTTTCGCGGTTTGCTACCGCATCTAAAAATAAGGGCTGAGAAGGACCCATGAGATTTTTTTACTCTATCTCGCCACTATTAAGAGATGGGATTTTTAATTGATGCTTAAAGCGTATTTATAAAAGGTCATAGACATAGCGATAAGCTCGGTGGTTATCGCTCTTTTTTTGGCATAGATATATCCTTTATATTCAGCGGAGATTAAGCCGAAATATATGCCGTATTTGTCGGAGCGATGTTAAATTTACTTCTTTTTCACGCCTTTGCATACATTCTCGCATGGCACGCCGTCGCCATCTCGGTCAAAGCTACTGCGTCCGCACTCTTTTAGGTAGTGGTAGGCTTCGGCGCAGCTAGTCATCTGCTTACAATACCGCTTAGAGCAGTCAAATTTATCGGCGGCAGTCGCTACCACCGCCAAAAGTAAAATCAAAAGTAGATTTTTCATTTTTGCTTTTTAAGGCACTATCTTGCATTTGCCGTCACACTCTAAAGACAAAATGCCATCATAAAGTATCTCTTCGGTGTATATTCCTAAGTTATACATCTTTATAAGCTCTTGTAAATTTGACAAGCTATAATAAACTTTTATCTCGCCGTCTTCCTCTTTTATATCCACCACTTTATTGACAAATTTTAAGTTTGCATCTATATTTTGGGCTTTTGTTGGATTAGCCGCCTTTAAGTTCGCTACTCTATCGGCTAACGTGCTCATTGCTTCGTTATAGTTGCCATCAAGAGACTGCATATCCTCTATTTTATTCTCCCCAAATTTTATCTTGCCACTAAGCTTTTTATAGTATGAGTAGTCTCTACCATCATCGTATAGTCCACATTTTGCATCTCTCATCGCCTTCATATCTGGCATTTTACCGCCCAAGCATTTATCCATAAATTCTTTATATGGCTTTTGCACCACTTTTAAATACTCCATTGTTAGGCTCTTAACACTATCCTCACTCGCACCAAAGCCAAACACCGCCGATACCAAAACGGCTAAAACTATCTTTTTCATTTTTGCTCCTTTTAAACTATGCTTTTTATTACTTTGCCTATGATCCTAAAATGCTCTTGTGTTTCGTTTATATCGATCTCGTAGCTTGCGAAATTTGGATTAACGGAGATAATCTTTAGCTCGCCTTTAGGGCTTAGTTGTAAGACTTTCGCCATTAGCTGGCCGCTAAAATTTACGACATAAAGCCCATCGCCCCTAAACTCACCATCATCACAAAATATAACCCAGTCGCCATCATGTAGCATCGGTAGCATACTCTCGCCGCTTATCTCGATAGCGTTTAGCTCTTTTTTAGGTGGTGTTTTAAAAAACGCCCTAGATATTGGCATTAGTTTGCCAGTCTCGTAAGCTTTGATGTCGTCGATCTCGTTGCCACCGCCTGCACTTGCTTTAACTGATGTTGTTTTGTGGATAAAATACATATCATCATTGTTTGGCGTTGATTTATTTTCGTGCATTTGTCTTATTTTTAGTTCCCATTTTTCAGGGATTTTGTCTCTTTTTACCCAACTATCTACATTTAATTTACTGGTTTCTAAAAAATCAGCCAACTCATTATCCGTTCGCAAGCCCCATAAATCCTTTAATTCATTCAATTTTTCGCGAGCGTTCATTTTAAAATCCTCCATATTTTTTAAAAATAGGGCAAAAGCCTTGACAAGTAAGACAAAATGTCTTATAATTCACTCATCAAAATTATTATTATTAATAATTATAGAGTGTAAGCCATAAATGAGGCTTAAGAAAAATAAAAAGGATACAAGATGCCAAAAGATAGCATTTTAGACGAGATGGACGACTTAGAATTTGAGCTTACTTCTTGCGAAGCAGATATAAAAATCTCTAAGAAAAAGATGCATTACTTCAAAAAGCAAATAGAAGCTCTTACTTACAAGAAAGAGCTAAAAAATAAGACTTTTTCGCTTTGCTCTTTTATATCAAATAGCGAGTGGATGAGACTAAAACGCAGGATCGACCGCTTAGATAAGCTTATCGCTATGTATAAGGCCGACTTAAAAGAGGCTGGCAAAACAAAAGTAAAAGCAGAGATTAGAAAAACAAAAATTTTAATAATGATAAATGAGTTAAGGAAGGAGTACTAGATGCTGACCCTACCGATGATGATATATGACAAAACAGGGCTAAAAATGACTGAATACTTTAGCCAAAAAGGCATGAAAATAAATAAAGGCAATACAAAGTACGTTAGCCGCCGTATGGCCAAAGTACTTGATGATGACAATATCCCATGGCGTGAGTCATCAAACGCTCAAATAAGTGGCGGATCAAATGGCGCGGTGTTTTATATCAAAGATAGCGTATTAAAGCTACCAGATGGTAGCTTAAGAGAAGTGGATCAAAAAGAGGCAGAGGAGTTATTAAGTGCATATAACAACTAAAACAATAGGCGAAATTTTAGCCTTTATCGAGGCGATGGCGGCGCTTGGCTTTGATGTAGAGCTTACAAAAGATGGCAACTTTAGAGGCGTAAAAAGGAGAAAAAATGCGCTATGAGATATTAGAGAAGCTAGATCAGTTTTTCAGCGTTAAGGAGCATTTAGAGCGCTTGGATGAGAGTTTAAAAGAGCTAAAAGATGAGCGTAAAAGCTCACTTGAAACGCTGGATCGACTAACAAACGAGCTTAAAAAGGTCTTAAAAAAAGAAAGAGAGTGCGAGTGATGGACTTTGCAGTACTTTTTATGTTTTGTATGGTGGCTGTGGCTTTAAGCTATTAAAAATTAGGTGTTTCGTAAGAAATAAGAGCATTAGTTGGTTTTAGACCTAAAAATAAAGGATTGATTTTGAATTTTAGCACTGGGATTGATGCTTATCGCTTTATTCTCTCAAAGTCTAGCTTTTTAAAATTTATGCGTAAGATCGAGCTTAATACAAAGCTTCGCAGCATAAACCGAAATAAAGCCATAACGACTTACGTGAAAGATAAATTTAAAAACGATAAGCCCTTAATAATGCCAGTTGGTAACGAATTTAAAATCCGTTATGTGAGCTTTAAAAGAGGGGTTACGAGTCTTACAAACTCGATGATCGTTATCGAAAATTCAAACGAGTTAAACGATCTTTGTAAAAAGCGTAAAAAGCCTTATGGCTACTATATAAAAGTGGTATTTGCAGGACTTTATCAGCCTAGCCGTGAAGTCTTTAAAGAGACTTACAAGGTGCTAAGTAAATTTTTAAGGCGTTTTAAGCCTTATGAGTGGGATTTGGCTCATGATTTTAAATGCGATGAGCAACCAGGAGCAAGCTCAAAAGAGTGGCTTAAAAAGCGTCTTAATCGTTTTGGCGATAAGTTTATAAGCTATAAAAGTACCATTTATGCTAACGCTTGCTATGAGCGTTTTTATGGACTTAAGAAAATTTGCTTTTATGACAAATTTGAGAAGCAAACAAACTACCATCATCAAAAGCTAGATGAGAGCTTAAAAGGGTGGCATAGACTAGAGCTTACATTTAAGCTAAAGGATAAATTTATAGACCATGCAGAATACGACCGCTTAGCGGAGTATGTGGCAGTGATGGACGAGATGATCAACCGACTAACTGGCAACGCTTATCCTTATGGCGTTGATATTGGTGTGCTTGGCGAGCAAGTGGCTTTTTTAAAAGATAATAGACGTCATTTATCTTTTACAAAATCCGCGTAAAAAGGTGAAGTATGTTTAAGATGCAAAAAGCAGCATTTGCGTTTAGCAAAGAGGAGCTTAAAAATTTAGTTGATGGGTATCCATCTATAAGACACTTGAGAGAGGCTTATGCGATGAAAGCAGAAAAAACGCTAAAAGTATATGTCGCAAGCCCTTATGATACGGTGCTAAATGCTGGCTTTAGCGTAGGCGATGCCTTTTATCTAGCAAATAAAGCACAAGATAGGGCTAAACATATCTTTAGCTCAAAATTTAGCTTTTTTGTGCCAGTTTTGGAATTTGGCGAGCTTGATATAAGCCGCGACGAGGCTATGAAAAAGTGTTTTAATGAGCTTAAAAAGTGTGATTTTCTCTTTATCGCCGATGTGCTTTATAACGACCAAAGTAGGGGGATAAAAGAGGAGTATGAATTCGCAAAAGCTAATCATATATGCGTAGTTTTTGAGAATTTGGGAGTTAAAGAGCGTTTTTTAAAGGGCAAGAGATGAAAATAGAAAAAATAAATTATATGAGTTATAAGGACGCGGCGGCGATGCTAAATTTAAGCATCATAACGATCAAAAAATGGGCGCAAAAGGGCATCATAAAGCGCTACGCCGTAACTGCTAGAAGTGTTTTTGTTGATCGCGATGAGATTTTAGAGCTTATCAAGAGCAAAGGGGCATAAGATGGACGTTTTAGACCAAGTAGTAGCCGATGACTACGCTATTTATAATGGCGATAGTTGTGAAGTGATAAAGGGCTTTGCTGATGAGAGCGTGCATTATATCATCTACTCGCCACCATTTGATAGCCTTTATACTTATTCAAATTCGGATCGCGATATGGGTAACTCGGACAAAGGCGAGTTTATGGTGCATTTTGAATTTTTAGCTCGTGAGCTTTTCAGGGTGCTAAAAAGCGGGCGATTGATGAGTTTTCACTGCATGAATTTGCCATATTCTAAATTCAAGGATGGTTATATCGGCATCCGAGATTTTAGAGGCGAGCTTATAAAGCTTTTTGAGAGCGTGGGGTTTATCTTTCACTCTGAGGTGTGCATCTGGAAAGATCCAGTTGTAGCACAGCAACGCACTAAAGCGCTCGGACTACTACATAAGCAGATCGTAAAAGATAGCGCGATGTGTAGGCAAGGCATAGCCGACTACCTCGTCACGATGAGAAAGCCAGGCGACAATGCCGAGCCGATAAGTGGCGGC